ATTCCAAATGCAATCTAACCAACCAAAACCCAATAATTTCGATGGTAAATTTGGTGATTTAAAAGGCACAGTTTACGATTTTGAAAAGTCTGGAGACATATTACCTAAACACAATCATGATAAAACCAACGCACACATTACAATTGTGGCAAGAGGTAGAATCAAAGCGTATTCCCATGACTGGGAAGCTGAATTTGAAACAGGAAAAGTAATTGATTTTCCAGCAGAGCAACCACATGAAATCATGGCTTTGGAAGATAATACTAGAATTGTGAATGTGATTAAAAAAATGGGTACACCAAACCCCATTCAATATATGGAATAAAACAAAATGACAATACAAAACAAAACATGGGAGCAAATGCTCTTGATCAATGAGCTGAATTTTGCCAAGCAGCACAATCCAGAATATTACAGATGGAAACTCACAAACAATTATGAACGTGCAGTTTTCTTAAAAGGCGATCCTGTATATCCAAGAGAAGCAACACGATATTTGTGGGCTAACAACAATCTCAAGGGTCGTAAAATATTAGAGATAGGGTGCTCTAGTGGATTCGGTGCTCAGTTTTTGCCTAATGATATTGACTATTTAGGAATTGATTACGATCCTATTATCGTGACCGTGGCTCAGGAGCAAAACTGGGGAGAAAATTACAAATTCTCGTGGGGTGATATTAACGAAATCGAGCTAGCGCAGTTCGAAACAATTATCGCTTTTGAGGTGATCGAGCACTTAGATAATGGGCTTGAAGTCGTAGAAAAACTAAAAAAACATTGCAAAAGGTTATTGATTACAGTTCCATGGAACGAACCAAAAGGATTTTGGGGGGAACATCACAAATTGCATGGACTTAATGAGTCGTATTTTCCTGATTTTCAAATAGATTACATTGATGAGCATGGAAAAATACACGATAAACCTCAGCCTATTTTTGAACATAATCGTTTTAACCTCATGATTTTGAGGTACGACCGTGGATAAGATTTTATGTTCTATCGGTACCCGTGGTCGGTACGATACGACTTTACCGTTGGCGTTAAGTGCAATTATTAATCAGACTAAAAAAGTAGATAAGCTGGTTATATTTGATGATAATGACGAGCCGAGGGACGTAAGAAACGATCTTGTATATTCTCATTTTTTTAAAATGATGGATTTGAAGCGAATCGAATGGGAGTGGATTTTCGCTGAGAAAAAAGGTACGCACTATAACCATCAAAAAGCAAATACGATGGGTTACAAATGGGTGTGGCGAATGGACGATGACGCTATACCAGAGCCGAATGTGCTGGAAGTGTTATATAGTCATGTAAATGATCAAGTCGGTGCGGTAGGAGGTTCTATCCTGACTCCTCCGCTTATGTACGATCAAACAATGTCGTGCGGGAAAATAGAGGAAATTAATAACGAAGCCAATATGCAATGGAGCATTATTCGGCAAAAATTACCTGTCGATCATTTGCATTGTTCTTTTTTATACCGAGCTGGTATCTATGACTACAATTTAGGGCTTTCTAGGGTAGCGCATCGTGAGGAGACTTTGTTCAGTTACGGATTAAAACAAAAAGGGTATGAGCTTTACGTAGTGCCTAATGCTACAACTTGGCATTTAAAAAATCCGGATGGGGGTATCAGGTCAGAGACTAATCAGGAGCTATATGCGAAAGATGAGTTTATTTTTAATAATTTTATGGAGTACCGTGATCGTACAATTGTGGTGCTTAATTCAGGTTTGGGCGATCATTTGGTGTTTAGTAAAGTATTGCCTGAAATTAAAAACCCTCTTTTGTTCACTTGTTATCCCGAAGTCGTAGAAGGTAAATCAATTGCGGAGGCAAATTATTTGTTCGGCAATTTAGATCAATGGAATATTTATAAAAAAATGGATCAATGGGGATGGACTGGGACGCTGGAGGAAGCGTATAGGAAAATGTACCTATGATTATTATTTCTCCTTATTCCAAAAAATTAATGAATGGAAGGGAAAACCCTAAAAACTATCCATATTGGAGTGAATTAATTCGGTTGATAGACGAGCCTATTATTCAAATCGGTGTGGAAGGAGAGACTAGGTTAGTAAGGGACTTTCGCACAAATTTGCCTTTAAATGAGCTAAGAGAGCTTTTAAAACAATGCCGTACTTGGATAGGGGTAGATTCTTTTTTTCAACATCTGGCTTGGCTGGAGGGTAAAAAAGGCATCGTTTTGTGGTCAGTTTCAGACCCTTTGATTTTTGGTCATCTTGGGAATGTAAACCTATTAAAAAGCCGGTCTTATTTGTCAGAAAAGCAGTTTTTGTGGTGGGAGGATCAAAAGTACGAAAAAGACGCTTTTATCGACCCTCATGTAGTCGTGGATAATTTAAAAATGCTCTAAAATCTAGTGACTTTAGGGGGCTTAAATGAGCGATACGGAAAAAGACTTAGCGGTTCATGTAGCGGTTTGTGATCAAAGATACCAACAAATCGCACAGTCTTTGAAAGAAGGCGAAAAACGCATGACAAAAATTGAATATTTGCTATATGGGGTCATGTTGCTCGTTCTTTTAGGTCCGAGTGAAGTGGCTAATCAGTTTTTTCATAAGTTTTTAGGGTTGTAAAAATTGACCCATTCACGCTCGTTGCGGTTGCTTCAAGTGCGTATTCCTTTATTAAGGAATCGTGCGAAATGTACAAAGAAGGCCGGCAACTTGTACAAGAAATAAATAAAGAGATCGAAGGGGTAGTTAAGGATTACCACGAGGCTGAGAATAAAGCTAAAGGATTTATAGGATTTCTGGTTAATATATTCGGTAATAAGCCCAAAATAGACCCAAAAATTGCAGAAAAAGCGCAAAAAACGCCTGCAAAAGCAGTTAAAACTAAAAATAAAGCACCTGCATTTGATGAAAATTTGATTTTTCAGCAGGTTTCGGACTCTCTAATTAAGTTTTTTCAAGCGTATAACGGACTTAAAAACTACATAAAAGAGCAGGAGGAGCTAGCACTTCACTCTACGTCTGAAGAAGGCAACGAAATAGCAATTAAGCTAGTGATTGCTAACCTACAAATGGAAAAATTGAATACTGAGTTATCGGATTACATGGTCTACCATGTTCCAGCCGAACTCAAAGACTTGTATACTCGGGTAAACCAGAAAATCGGTCAAATTGCTAATATTCAGGCAATTGCCAGACGTGAGGAGATGTTAAAGGAACGGCGGGCAAGATGGCAACGTCAGGAAAAAATAAGCCTAATACAAAATCGAGCGGTGGCTATTCTAATTACAGTAGCAATAGTGAGTTACGCGTGGATTCTGATTCTGACAATGACTCATTCGCCATCATATTGATTGTTATCTTGCTGGTAGTGATTTTGTTTTTTTTGCCGTTATTAATGTGGATGTATGTCGATGTGCGTCAGATGGAAATCAGGGTCAATAAAGCGTTAACAAGGATCGAGGGAAAATGAAATTATTCAGTTGTACTTTGTTAGTTGTTCTACCTTTTTTGAGTTCGTGCCATGATTCGTATCGTTATACATGCCAAGACCCTGCGCATTTTAATGATGCAGAATGTCAAAAGCCTTTATGTGAGTTCAATCAAACTTGCCCCGAGTATTTAGTTGCACCTGTATTGGAGAAAAAAATTGAAGGAATTACTCCTAGCGTTTCTCAACAGCCCCAAGGATCGGTTAACTGCCGATGAAATTGAGGTAAGAATCAGAGCTTTCGTTGTCATTATGGTGACGTTGATTTTGTTTTTTATTGTGGTTACGTTGATTTATAGCATCATGTTCGTGACTCAGCCAATTAAACAAATGGCTCCAATAGATCAGGCTTTTAGTAAGATGCTCAATGATATTGTTTTGCTGATTGTCGGTGGTATTGGTGGAATATTGACTAAAGGCGTGGCTAATGAAGCTACGACTATGATGAATGCGGCAAAAGCTAATACTGCGGCTTATGTTGCTCCTCCTCCTCCTCCACCTGCTCCAATTATCATGACGGCTCCGGCTGGCAATTGGAATCCTCCTCCTCCTCCAACAAGACCGCCTACATTGGAGAGTGACGAAGAAAGAATGAGAACGGCACAAGCTAGAGAAAGCACTCGAAATGTTTAGCTGGCTCGCTTGGTTTTTTGACGATTTGTTTTACTGGTTTGCAGTTGTTGCGGTAGTAGCTGGAGCAGTTGCTTACGTATTGAGTTTATTGGTGGGATTTATTCCTACATTAAAACCTCACGCCTTCATAATGAAAGTCGTAGGATTGTGTTTAGTTTTTTTAGGGGGTTACTATGTTGCAGATCATAACGGCTATCAAAGACGGGTTGCAGAAGATAAAGTCGAAATTGACAGACTTAATGGCGAAGCTAGGGAAAAAGAAGCAGAGCTAAATAAAAAGATTGCACAGACGGGTGCGGCTTTAAGAAAGGCAAAAAATGATATTAAAGAAAATCAATCTAGCATTGATGCTCGTATTGATGCTGGAGAGTTGCGCCTCCCAACCTCCTGTGGTGTACAAGCCGGTGCAAATGCCTCCACTCAGTCCGGAAATTCAACCGATGGTGGACGATCTGAGCGAGAGACTCTTAAAAGTATTAATGCCATCGTTGCAGACGGCAAACTCGCCATCAAACTCCTCAATGCCTGCATCATTGAGTACAACGACGCAAGAGAAAAAGTAAACGGGGGGGTGCAATGAACGACAAAATAGTGGTCGCTCTTATGGGAGCAATAACGCTTTTTCTTCTTTTTATGCTGGTTCTATTATGGTAACGGCTGATCAACTTCATCAGCTAGGTATCGATCCTGTATGGGTTGACCCTTTGAATGATACGTTTCAAAGATTTGAAATCGTAACAAAGGAGGAGCAAGCGTGTTTTATTGGTCAGTTTTCTTATGAGTCAAATCATTTTAGGGATTTAAGCGAAAACCTAAATTATCGACCAGAGACTCTTATGCAGTTATGGCCAAAAAGATTTCCGAGCCATGATGAAGCGATGAAATATGCGCATCAACCTGAAAAAATAGCTAATCACATTTACGCTAATCGTATGGGTAATAGGGACGAGGCGTCTGGGGATGGATGGAGGTTTAGAGGTTCTGCTATATGTCAGCTAACTGG